ATTTTATATACGGCATCATTAATCTTTTCACTCAATGTTCCACTAAAAGAATTTTGTTCACTAACATTTGAATATGGAACTTCTCCTTGCGGAAGTAGAGAAATAATACTCTCATCAAAATTCCATACTAATATAGTTTTCAATGATGGATCATCATACTTTTGTAAGACTTGAATTTTTTTAACTGTTGATCTTTGTTTATCAACAAGAGATAAAACTTCAAACAAAAAAGGATTTGAAGGTAATTCTTGAATTGGTTTTTCGGACACCACAACTTTTTTAGTTGATACTTTTTTAGTAGGTGTCTTCGTCATCTGTGTCTTCGTGCTCATAATCGTTTTCAAATCTAAAGGCAATTACTTCATCAGGAATAACATTTCCATGATTATCATAAAACTCAGGATGCATTTTTGGCCTCTCCTGATAATTTAACATATACTCTCTGGCAGCCCAACCCCCCAATATTCCAAGTATAAAAAACATTATTGTCAAGAATGACCCAAATACTAAACTAATTGCTAACATTTTTTATCTCCAGAAACTACTGATTTTTTGTCACATTTAATGTAAATTCAAAGTATATTTGTATTTTTCTATTAAAGAAACAAATCAGTTTTTGAAAAATTATTCCAAAGGGTTTAGATCTTTTTTTCTTTCCTCCAGTGAGTATAAATTCAAATCCACGATTTTTTTTGTGGTTAAAGTTATTTATGTCAGCATTAGACAGCTTTTTTTTCCTTAAGAAATTTAATCGTTTCAACGCACCCTCCTATTTTTTTACCATCACAAGATACTTGTGGAAATGTTGTATTATTTCCAAATTCAGAATAGAATTCATCCCTACTAAAGTCTTCGTCTAAAGTATATACGACAAAACTACTATTTGTCATTTCTAAGACTTGTTTAACTTTATAGCAATAAGGACAATTTTCTTTCGAATAAACTGTAAAATTCATAATTGAGGTAAAGAGTATAATTTTTATTATATATTAGTTTTTTAAAAACCCATATTTTTTCTACGTACAAATTTTAAGTCATATGTAGTATATGTAATTGGGATACTGGGATTATTATATGGATATTGATGTGGATGATACTCCCAATTAGAATCTCTCCAATTATTCCCCCACTTTTCTGCAATGTAGTACATATTACAATCGTGAGAGTAATCAACCTTTTCTTTTAAAGATAAATCGGTTCTCCAAGTTTGAGATCCACTTGTTTTGTAATCTACATCACCATGAAGATAGTCATTATCAAGAGATTCTGTTTTTATGTTTTTCAGCATAAGACGAATGTGATAATCACAATCTTCAACATATGCTGGATAAAAATTCTCATCGAATAATCCGCATTCTTGAATTACCCAGTCTTTAATTAAAAATAAATCCCACTGAAATTCTTTACCTTTCACAACTCCAACGTCTTCTTTTTCAGATGTTCTTACCATAGTGTCCAAGAATCCAGGAGTAAATGCAATGTCATGACTTGCAATAATCCAATAAGGATTCATCATATAAGATTTAATAATTAAATTCCAAGCACCAGAGCATCCAATATTTGATGGAAGATTGCAAACTGTAATTTTTTTAATAAATCTATGTGATGATTTAGACAACTTCTCCAATTCTTCGTCAAGTTCTCCCCTACCATTATTATTAATAACACATAGTTCATTAACGGGATAGTCGATACTGTCAATTAATCTTTGCAACCAATGAATTCCATTTACGATTGGAACACCAATAACTGGAATTGGTTTAAAATATTCTGCAGTGTCTACTCCAATATTTCTTAAATTACTTTCCACCTTAGACCTGTATTCATTAGTCAGTGGATAATTTTTTATAAGATCTAATAAAATTTCTTTACTCTCTTCAGACTTTCCCCACCACCAAGCAGCGAGTGATTTTTCATAAAGCAATCCATATTTTCCAGGATATTCTACATCAGTAATCAGATCTGGATGAGATTCAAAATCAGCATACATCAATCCATTATTGGCCTGAATGTAACAATCTTGCCACCATTGTCTCACTTCGGCAAACCTACTTAAAAGAAAGTATGCTTCTGGACGAGATGGAATTAAACAGAGTGCTTGCTCAAGAAGTGATTTTGCACTACCATCCCTAGTTCCCTGTTTCTGATAACAATATGATGCCCTAATTAATGCCTCATATGCAAGATGTTCATTTTCAGATCTTTCTGCACATCTAAGAAAATAAGATAGTGCAGGTGCTGTATGCCCGTTGTTCTCATACCAAACACCCAATTTAAAATTATTAAGTGCATTTTCAGTATCTAAAGAAAATTCAGTAATAAGATTCTGAAGACTTTCGTTTTGATTTATCATGATAGTTTCATCAATAAATTTACCTTTCCAATATTCTAAAACTTGTTTATTTGCATGATAATGGTTATTTTTTTGCCCCGCATTTACATCATCGTCTTGATCCTTCGAAAAGGTAGATTCAAAACTAATTTCTTCAACAAATAATGGAACAGTATATGTTTTTCCAAGAGTTGTAAAAAGAATATTTTCGATCAAAGGCATTACAGAAGAATTTGGTATTTCTAAGCAATACTCATTCCCCTTGATGTAAGTATCTATAAGTATTTTAGCATACTTTCTTTTGATAATATACGCTGTGGCACTCCAATCATCCCAATACCTTTCTCTAAGTTTAAAATCTCCAAAATCTTTGCGTATAGTTAACAACTGTACGGCATCCCAATCGTCTGGAAGTGAATTGATAAATTCTTGCCAGGTAAAATCCCAGTAAGGTATTGTCTCTAAACTAAGATCATCCTCACAAAAAAATGCATAATCATCATCATAATTATCATACCATTCTTTAATTGCTTTTAGGTGTGAAACACAACATCCAGCAGTTCCAGAATTTAATTGATATAAGTATTCTCCTGTAACAACATCTTCAGATTCTGAAAACCTTTTAGATATTAAAGAATTAATATGAATTCCATAATTTAAAAACTGTTTTTCAATATTTTTTTGACGCTCCGTAGATTCTTCGAGAGACAGGTAATAAGATGTGGGAAAATTATTTAATTTTGTCATACCTTTTTCGCAATAAAATACTGTGGATTTACTTCAGTTACTTCCCATTTTGTCATTGGGTCTGCGCAAACGTAATCTTCTTTCATTTTAGATAACCATCCTTGATTTACATTTACATGCATCTGTGCTAAAGAAAAATCAGTTTGCCATTCTAGTTCTTGTCCAGAAAATCCCCTGTGCTTCATTCGTTCTTTTATATCATCTTCATATCCTTTTTCAGTCACCTTTGCTTCAAAATTTTCTGTTCTTTTTTTGTCCGAGTGTGGTATATGAATGACGTTATGATCATAATCTAATCCTCGTTTTTTCAATCCAAGATTTTCTAATCTCATCATAATATCTTGGTCTTCTGAAGCATACCATTTACAAAATCTTTCAGAAAATCCATTTATTTTCATAAAGTTTGATTTGGAGACATACAGAAAACCAAACAGATATTTGTAATATGGATCAAATCCTATATCAATTGTATTCTGTCCGCATACAAAAGAATCATCATCAATCAAATATTCTTTATTATCAAAGAATTTAAAATACGGATTCAAAATATAATCACAATCCATTTTGAGAATATATTTACTTGTAGATAATGATGCCGCAAGATTAAGTGGTTGTGGTTGATTAAAGTATTCTTGATCGGGAACAGAGATTACTTTAATTCTATTATCCCAAGATGTTAAATATTCTAACGATTTATCCGAACTCCAGTCTACAACTATAACCTCAGAAATCTCATTGAAGTTTAACCAAGAACGAAGAGATATGTGTAAAGCATTGGATCTATTTTTGCAAGAACATATAGCAGTTATAGAATGTTTATCAAACACATTCTTAATTTTTTCTCGGGTATAATCTATGGTATTTTTCCACCAATCTAAAAGTTCTTGTTGCTTATCAATCATCGCTTGAGGATTTTCAGATAAATGTATGCATTTATCTGCAGCCTCTTTCCAATTTGAAGCAAATATTGCAGGAAGTTTTTCTTTATATTGGAAAGACCATTTAATTTCATCATCATAAGAAACTATGACTGGAATAGCGCCGCAAACAATCGCTTCATAAATTCTCCAACAATCTATAGATGAATTTCCTCTTCCGATAGGGATGAATTTAGAGTTACTATAAATTTCATGTATTTCTGGTTGAGATAATCCACCATTAGATGCGCAAATATGGTACCAAATTCGCAAGAAATTATTAATCATTTCTTGTCTGTCACCTTTTAAGTAACCAACCCAAGACCAAAAATATTTTCGATCATTAATTGGTTTTACATTTTCTAAATCTACAGGAAAATCATTCAAGTATCCTAAAGGCTTTTGAATTGTATTTTCTGTATATGTTTGATTCCACTGAAAATGCTCTTTTATAAACAACTCACAGTGATTTGCAAGTGAATTGTGGATATTATTATTCTCTTGCCAGAATTCATCCGATAATTGAATGATAATCTTTGGTTTTACTTTTTTGACAACCTCTAGAACTACTTCAAATGGTGGTGCATATCCAAAATGAACTTCAACATTTGGTTGCCTACAACTATAAACTAGTACATCAAACTTTTTATCGTGTATTTGATCAGCATTTAAATACTCAACATCTTTTTCGTACCCATTTAGTAAATCATTTAAGATAAAATCATGAGTTAAAATTACATCTCTGGATAATAGATTGAGAAAAACTACAGAAATTTTCATACACTTAATCTTCAAAAATAAAATCTTGAACAAACTTTTGAGAAACTCTCAATACATAAGCAGCATTATCTTGAAATCCAAATGTAATTAAATAATCATCATTATATTCACACATACCAACTGCAAATTCAACTTCAGCATTTAAAAATGCAAATTGCTTAGAGACTTTTGCAATATCCCAGTTTTTATCCCAAACAATAAACCTATGACGATACGTTCCATCTTTTCTATCCGCTGGACTACGGAAAAGATAAGTTTCGTGATTAAGGCAAAACCTATATTCTTCTCCCATAGGAATAACTTGAGATCCACCTCTAAGATCTATACATCCAAGATCTCTCCAGTTTTTAACTAATACCTGATCGGTGGTTTGAGTTTCAATATTATACTTAACAACTTCAGTACCATTAGTCCACTTTACAAAGTGGTATGGCATATCCAAAATCGGCATCCAATTTTTTTCACAATAAGATCCAGCATCTCCAGTATGTCCTGGAACAGGAATTCGATTTTGATTTAATTCCTTTACACCATTCTCAGTAATTTCAATTTCACATAACTCCATTCTTCCCGTGCCAATGGTGTCAAGATCACGTCGAACACCGCAAGCATATAATTTTCCATCCCATCTTACAAGTCTAGCATCTTCAAGACCAACAAACTCCCAAAGTTCTTTATCAGGATGTTTGGAGGTATCAATATGATGATACCATTTTATATTCATATTCTCGTCCAGTTCACATACAATATTCCAGGTACGTAAACGGAGATCATCCTCTGGATGAATATAAACAAGTGGTCCCCAATGATGTTCAAATTTTTTCTTCTCTGAATGATAGAGAGTGTAATTAATATTCCTAAGGTTTGCAATAATTCTACCGTTATCATTATAAATTGAAGGATTCGTAATAGCAGGTCCCCTCAATTCTGATGATGGAATTAAAAGTGGGTGAATTGATCCACCATTTTCTAAGGCAAGTTTTACAAAATTTTCAGACATAAATTGCTCGTATATAACAAAAAATTATTTTTAAATTTAGTACTTTGATCATTACACTCACTATATATGATAGCACTGATAAGGTCCCAATGTCAACTTGACAAACCTTAGAAAACCAAGTAGACTACCTTTGTCCCGGTTAAAGATACATAATATTAATAATTATAAAGTAACTATGAGTTCTTCGTTTTTAAAGAAAGGTTGGTATTATATTCCAGATATAATTACAAAAGAAGAAGCAATACAAATTAAATATAAGAACTTAACTGGGGCTGTAAGAGATCTTGGAGGTCTTAAAACACACTTTGATCCAGAAAGAGGCAATGTATTAACATGCTATGCTCCACCGGCATGTGCTTTTGTAATGAAAAGAATTCAACCACTCCTAGAGAATTTAGTTGGTGAAGAACTCATACCTTCGTATTGGTTCTCTACAACATATCACAATAAAGGATGGATGAACTGTCATACTGATAGACCATCTTGTGAAATATCAGTAACGATGAATATTTGTGGAGATGCTGCTTGGCCTATTAAACTTAAAGATTTAGAAGGAAACAAACAATCTGTAGTTACACCTGTAGGATGTGGACTTGCTTATCTTGGAATAGATGTTCCTCATTGGAGAAGTCCATTAAGAACTCATCCAAATGACAGATTTATGCAACTCTTTCTGCACTTTGTAAGAAAAAATGGTCCTTGTGCAGAATATGCATATGATAAAAATCAAAAGTGTTATGAATTATTGAGCAGGTGATTCTTCTTCTGGAAGTGGTGGAAGAGGATCATTAATCATATTAATACTTCTTACTTGATCAAATGTAGTTGTTAGTTTCACCAACTCCTCATTACCTTGCAAATTAACTGGAAGTGATGGGTATGAGGTTGGAAAAGTATCAGAATTTGGAAGTACTCTTAATGCTTGTCTCCAAGTTTTAAAATCTTCATCTAAGGTATTTCCTTGCTCGAATTCTTTTGTCACCATCCAATCGGTAAGTTTAAGCATTTTATCTCGATTAACTCTGAGAATATTATATCTTTTTTCTTTCTGACAATTATCAAAAGAAGTTATTTCATTATCCCATTGCTCTTGAGTTAGTATTGAAAGACCTTCAGATTCTTGAAGAACATATGGTTCTCTATAAACTATATCATAAACTGTTACTGTATGAAAATCTTCAGTTGGTTGATCAGGAGATTCTGGATTTATAATTTCTTCTTCAACCTGTCTCTCGGCAGTGCTTACAATAGTAATGTTTGAATTATTTTGATAATCTTCCAATTCATTACTACCTACTGTAATCTCATACTGAAAATATTCTGGAACATGTGATAGAAAAAATGGAATGTCATTTTGGTCTATTAATTGATGTTGAGTTTCCAATCCTCTAATATTTGGCATCATCAAACCAAAACGAGTGTCTGTTGCCCATGCACCAGTATCACGATTAATCCAATAATGCTTAACTAATTGAGACATCTTTTTAATAAACCTCTATACCGTATTTATCGGCAATCTCTTTATCAACCTCATCCTTTGTCTTGAATCCTTTGACTCTCATCCAAGTTACAAGAGTATAACGATTACCAGAAGTAACAGGTTCTACCATATGTGTATACCATCTTGATGATGGAAAACAAACAAGAAGTCCTGGTTCTGGTTTAATTTTAATTCTTAAATCTGGAAAAGAAAAATAACCACCTTCAAAGTCATCATTTAAAAAAAGTACAGTAGATATATCTCTGTCTATTGTCTTCTTCCATACTTGAGTTCCATCAGGATTTGTCCATAAACCTTCTCCATCATTATGAGGTTTATAGTGTCCTCCTGGACTATAACAAAGTAATTGTGGTTCTTCACTATCTCTTACCTCAAATCCATAGAAAGGATTAATCACATTTTTTACTACATTATCAAGTAAATCTTTAACTTGAGGAAAGACTGGAATTAAGTCAGCACACTCTACATCTCTTACTGACTTATCTATTTTTGATTCTCTCTGTCTTGTTTTATCACTTCTTTCGGCATCAAAAACAGACATTCTCTCTTTATGAGATTGTCTCATATAATCAGTTAAAAACTTTAACCCTTCTGGTGTAACAACTTTAGGTTGAATCAAAACATTAGCAAGAATATCATTCATAATAGAATAATGTGGATGCTTTATTTAGTTTGAGTTTACAACCTCTGCTATTGTATTTAATGCACTAGGTGAACCAAAATCAGGAACACTTGTTAGTGTTTCATCGGAAAAATTAAGTCTAAAAATAGTGCAATAATTAGTTCCTGCAGTAAAATATCCACCATAATTACTTGATAACCCACCATGTCTATATTTTATAGATGGTAAATTATTTGCAGAATCAGATACAGTATCATTAGAGAAATCTAATCTACAAATATTACATCTATACAAAAGTGGTGGACTATTATAACCACCACCAAAGTATCCATAAGAATTATTTCCAACTGCTTTTATCCATCCAGAACTAAAAGTCATATCATTTCCTGGAGCATTTATAGTTTCTGTAGAAAAATCAAGTCTTCTGATAGAACAATAATATGAAGGAGATGGAAAAACATAACCACCACCAAAATAACCATAAGAATTATTTGAAATTGATGCTCCTCTATATCTATTTTCTGATAAATTTTTTCCAGGAAGGCTTACAGTTTCACTAGAAAATTCAAGTCTTACAATTGTACAATTGTTAGGACCACCAGCAAAATATCCATAAGAATTACTGAACAAATTTCCCATAGTATTATTGGATGTTGGCAAATTATTTTGGGAATTATTTGCAGTTTCGTTAGAGAAATCAAATCTTGTAATTACGTTAGACGGATTTCCTCCAGCATAATATCCATAAAAATTATTAGAAACTGCTGCAAGATATGCTGATGGTGTATGTACTTTAGCGGGTATTGAACTAGAACTTTCTGTGGAAAAATCATATCTATACATGTCGGAATTTAGAGTGCTTCCATACCTACCATTGAGATAACCATAAGTCTTAAATCCTTTGGCACGATAAAATGATTTGCCTCCAGAGACTGCTGCTGCATAAGAATTAGGTGTTAATAAATTTTTTCCGGGTTCACTTACAGTTTCGCTTGAAAAATCAAGTCTTTGAATTAGGTTAGTATATGAATATCCACCAGCATAATAACCATAAGAACTACTTGAGGTTGCTGCTAAAGAATCTCTTGCTGTTGGTAAATTATTTCCAGGTTCACTTACAGTTTCACTAAAAAAATCAATTTTTCTAATTAGGTTGGTAGGAGATGGTATCCAACCACCACCAAAGTAACCATAAGAATTACTTGAGGTTGCTGTAGATCGAGATGTTATTGTTGGTAAATTCTTTCCAGGATCACTTACAGTTTCATTGGAGAAATCAAGTCTCGTAATTGTGCTAATCGTATTTGTGCCATTATATCCACCAGCATAATAACCATAAGAACTACTTGAAACTGCCGCTAAATTAGATCTTGCTGTTGTTAAATTATTTCCGGGATTACTTAAAGTTTCATTAGAGAAATCAAGTCTATCAACTGTACTATAATATGATGGTGGTCCATTACGTCCACCACCAATGTAACCATAAGAACTAATTGAGGTTGCTGCAAGTTCAGATTTTTCTGTTGTTAGATTATTTCCAGGGTCGCTTACAACTTCATTAGAAAAATCAAGTCTTGTGATTGTATTGATTTGTGCTAGTGGATCTACACCACCAACAAAATAACCATAAGAACTACTTGAAACTGCCGCTAAACTAGATCTTACTGTTGGTAAATTATTTCCTGGATTACTTACAGTTTCATTGGAGAAATCAAGTCTTGATATTACATTATTCTTTGTTGGTGGTGGTAGTCCGCCACCATAATAACCATAAGTAGCACCTTCTGGCCAACTTTCAAAGTTATTATTATCTACATTTTCTACTTGTTTATCATAAATCGAATTTAATCCAAATACATCTCCGACTACTGCCATTGATTTTTACTCTACTTTAAGGTCCGGATTAAATAATGATTGTGGAATTTGCTTTTGTTCTTGCTCTTCAACACCGCGAATAAGTTGTTGATCCATTCCAGTAATTTCTTCAATGCCTGCAGAAACTGCTTGCTGAAGATTATTCAAGAAGTCCATAGGATTGTTTGGATCGCCAAAACTACCTTTGATGCGATTGACATCATCAGTCAATACTGTAGGAGCACTTGCACGACGCATAGAGCGAATATTACCAGCATTCACGCCTGTTCTTGCGGCAAGTAAATCATCAAGAGATTGATTAGCAAGACGACGTTCCCAGTAATTTGGTTGATCTTCATTATATTGATCTCTTGAAACTAATTTACCACCATTCAATTCAATCAAACGATTAATCAATTTATCAAAACATTCAAGTTCTTCTACTGCTGCTTTAAATCCACGATTCAAACCTTCAAGCATACGGTGAAAATGAAACTCATCGATATCATACCAACATAGTTGTTCACCACCTTCACGAGTTTTCCACCAAATTGGTTGAGTCTTATCCTTCCCGTCCCACTTATAATGAAATTCTCTTGCCGATCTCTTTGCTTCAATGACTTGTTGTAGAAGACCTTCCGCTACACTTCTACGATTGATAAGTGCTGCCTTAAATGCTGATGGAATCGTAAAGTTGTCATGAATAATAAATTTTTCAATCTGAAAATCTGAACGACCTTGTGCTAGTTCCGTTTCACTTTCTTCCCAACGAGTTGCCTCTTGAAGAACCTTAAGCATAAATTCATTATTATCATCTAAAACTTCTTTAGATGTTGCAAGTGCAATTGCTTCATAATTGTTAGACATACTTATCCAATTAAACTAATAGTGTTGTTTGTATTTATGGTGCAAATCTTTGTGTTACTGCAAGAGATAATCTTTTATCCGCAACTTCCTTTCCCCATTTTTTACAAAAATGTTTATATAATTGTTCGGTTCTTGAATCCTTTTCTTCGGTTGTTTCATAATCCAAAGATCTATGAGAAAAATGAAGTAGATATGACTGAAGATTAAACTTTGTTTCATATTTAAATTGCTCAGATCTCAATGTATAATCTATGTCTTCACCACCACCTTTTCCAAATTCTTCATCAAATAATCCAACCTTTGAACTGACTTCATGTGGAATATAAAAACAGTAAAATGCTTTGATCAAGTTTGGTGCTATATTTGGTATGTTTGACGTAATTTGAGAGGCAATTTGATTGAGGGATTCTTCTTTTCCAACAAATTCTTCAAGTTCCATTTCATTTTTTATCCAATCACCATTTAGATGTTGATTACATAATGGAATTGAAATTGAATTTAAGTCGCCCAAATTTTGATTCCAGTTTTTTGTAAAGACAATATCATTACTCAATCCAACAAAATCTACACCATCCATAATTGCTTGCTTAAGAATGAAATTCATATTTTCAGCAAAAGATTTTGGAGAAACATTTGAGATTACTGTAATATTTTCATAGTCCTTAGTAAATGATTTATCATTATCAATCAAGAAAAACTTGTCTTGTTTTCTAAAAATGCTATTTCTGAAAAATGTGTCTAATGCAAGATGTGTATATTTTTGAGAACACTTCATGTCCACCATACAATAATATCTCGGTCTTTCTTGTTCTTCTTTTGAAAAACCTTGTATTAAATTTTTCCAGACTGCTGCAATCTTTTTCCAGTCATAAGTTTCTTTTGTGATTTGAGAAAGTTCTTTTGTTGCAGCATAAAATGTCTGAGGTTCTTTATCGAAGAAATCAAAACATCTTGAAAGTTCTTGTGCAAATTCATTCACAAACTTTGGAGATGGTTCCCAACCAACTGGAGTATTCTTTCCAACCATAGGAATATACTTACCACGATTGAATGAGACCTCTCTCAGTGCTCCTATATCGCTTGTAATTGGATAGCATCCGCATACCATTGCCTCTGCCATAGATACACAGAATGTCTCCTCCCAGACGTTAGGGTGCACAAAGAATGCAGCATCTTGTACGTGAGGAAGAAGTTGTTCTCGGTCAATACAAGGAGAATACTCTACACCAGGAAGAGACTTCAGTTCTTCAATTGCCTCTAAGTGTTCTGGTATTTTGAAGTGTTGTTCATATTCTTCTCCGTAAAGATTATGGGAAGAGAATACTTTTAACTTTGCATCTGGATGATTTTTAATGACTTGTTTCCAGATTTTTGGAAGTGGTGCAATGCCCTTGTGTGGTCCAGAAAAGTAAATTGCTGTCTTAGATTTTGGTGATTTGAGATGAAAAATATCTGCAACACCATTTGGAATGACTACAATCTTTTCTGCAGGTGCTCGGTTATATTTGATATATTGTTCTGCTTCCCAGTTTGATACACAGACAATTAAATCAATCTGCGATACAAGTTCGGGAAGTCTTAATAGTTGTGGTTGGTCACAATTGTCATGTGCCCACAGAATTTTATATTTCTTATTTGATTGTGCTAAGACTTCAATACTTCTTGAAACTTCAACATTATTTGGAAAAGAATAATATTGATTGAGATAATAAAAAGAACTTTCAGTTGCTCCAGATTTCATATCATAATGATGTAGATAACTTATTTAGTTTGTAACTGCTGCTAACTGCGTTATTCCTGTTGGTAAATTATTTCCAGGAGTACTAAAACTATCATTGGAGAAATCAAGTCTTATAATAATAGAAAAATATGAAGGTACGTTACTTCCTCCGCCAGCAATATATCCATAAGTAGCACCTTCTGGCCAACTTTCAAAGTTATTATCAGTTACGTTTTGAACCTGTAGTTTTTTGACTTCTTGTAGAGAAAATACTGCCATCAGAGTCCAAAAATAGAATATCTTTGAGTTCTCTTTTTCCAGAACTCCATATGATTATATTTATTGATTACATACTCACTTAAGAACTTTGAATTATCACGATGTATTTTTTCTACCTTATTTCTTACGGTATGCATATTTTCTAACTTATAAACCTCATCATTCTCATCAAATTTTGGTTTTATATTCTCAAAAGTATGAGTAAATCTTGGAAGTTCTAAGAAATCATAAATCTTATTCAATTCCTGTTGTGGATTATTTACTAGATTATCGTAATCAACTAACAACAAATACTTATTGTTCCCTTTATGAAATGCTTCTGTAAGTGCATGATAGGACATTCCAATAATACCTTGAGGAGACATTAGATAATCAGCACGATTATCATTACTGATTTCTATATTGTTTTTAATAAGTCCTTCATCAATAAAAGAAGTTGTTTTGGAATGGTAAATGAGATTTAAAAATGAAGATATAATGTCTTGTATGTCTCTGACTGGACAAATAATCTTTGGTTCTGGAGTGATGTAATCTTGAATATGTTGTATTTGATTGACCCAACCTCTAGATTTATCAATAATAGTATTTTGTGGAGTATTGAAGTAATAATTATGAGGTATAGATGATAATACTTTATGAGCACATTCTGGTTTTGGGTGTGCTTTGTATTGTTCAGAATTATATAAAAGATACTCTTCAGTATAATGTATTGTATCCAAAAGTGGTGAGTTTGTAGATGCGTGTATTTCTGGATTTTGATTGAGTAGTGCTGTTAATAAAGTTGAACCTGATCTTGGAAGACCAGACATAAAATAAAAAGATTTCATAATTTAATTTCAGTTTGTAACTCCCACATCATTACCAATAGTTACAGGTACCTTATTTGCACTATTAGTTGTAACTCCAGTAGAAAAATTTAATCTAAGTATATTACTTGATGCTGTTGGCGTAGATCCACCAACAATATATCCATAATAATCACTCGATAATGAAGCTGAAGATGAGGTATTAACTGGTAGATTATTCGCTGGATTACTAACAGTTTCTGTAGAAAATGGAAATTTATATACCGTGTTAATATATGGAAAAGAACCTCCACATATATATCCTTCAGAATTATTCTGAACCGCTGCGCGACCATCACATGTTGTTGGTGATACTGTACCAATTACTGAAGTAGTTTCACTCACAAAATCAAGTCTAGTCATAGTTGTAAACCAATCATCTCCTGGAGCATCATAATAATATCCACCCATAAAATAACCATATGAATTAGTAGAAAAATTTTGTCTATATCTACCTTTAAAAGGTAAATTTTTTCCAGTATCGGTTATAACTTCATTAGAAAAATCCATTCTAGTTATGTCACTATATTCTTGACTTCCTGGATACTGTCCACCACAAAAATAACCATAGTTATTGTTCATGACATTTTGAGATGAAAAAGATGCAATACCTAATAAACGTTTTTGGGAATCAGTCGCAGTTTCGTTAGAGAAATCAAATCTTACTATTGTAGAAATAGTGCTTGGTCCAGGAGTAAGTCCACCAGTAAAATATCCATAATTATTATTAAATACAAATCCACACCAGGTTGCACCTGTTGGATTAGATGCAGTTATAAATTGAGAAGATTCACTAGATAAATCAAATCTAATGTAAGATGTTTTCGTGTGTATGTATCCATAAGTCTTATATCCTTTGGCACGATAGACTGAAGCACCACCAGAGACTGCCGCCATATTAGATCTTGTTGTTGGTAAATTATTTCCTGGATCACTTATAGTTTCATTCGTAAAATCAAGTCTTGTGATGGTGTTAATATTAAATGGTGGAGAATAACCGCCACCAAAGTAACTATAAGAATCACTTGAAGTTGCCGATAATCCAGATCTTATCGTTGGAAAATTATTTCCTGGATCACTTACAGTTTCATTGGAAAAATCAAGTCTTGTGATGGTGCAAGTAATAGGTGGTGAAACTGGAGGAGTATAACCGCCACCAAAATAACCATATGAGTTACTTGATGTTCCTGAAGATTTAGATCTTTCTGTTGGTAAATTATTTCCAGGATCACTTAAAGTTTCATTTGAAAAATCAAGTCTCCATATTACACAAGAACTGGTTCCACCAGCATAATATCCATAAGAATTACTGGATAGACTTCCTAAAAGAGTTATTCCCGTTGGAAAATTATTTCCTGGATCACTTACAGTTTCATTGGAAAAATCAAGTCTTGTGATGGTGTTAAGACTTGGTGGAGTACCTGGAAGATCACCACCACCAAAATAACCATAAGAACTGCTTGAGGTTGCTGCTAAATTTGTTGTTGCTGTTGGTAAATTATTACCTGGATCACTTACGATTTCATTTGTAAAATCAAGTCTTGTTATGGTGTTAGTGTATGTTGGAGATCCACCACCAAAATAACCATAAGAACTACTTGAAGTTGCTCCCATCAAAGATCTTGCTGATGGTAAATTATTTCCAGGATCACTTACGGTTTCATTCACAAAATCAAGTCTTGTTATGGTGTTAATGTATGGTGGAGAAAAACCACCACCATAATAACCACGGGTAGCACCTTCTGGCCAACTTTCAAAGTTATTATTATCTACATTTTCTACTTGCTTCTTAGAAACTTTGCTAAGACTAAAGACTCCAGATGTCATTTACTTATCCTTCCTGAAATACGTGTGATCCCACATGTGCAAGTCTAATATTAGTATTTAACCAAGCAGAATATCCAACACTCTTTGCTCTTTCAAAAAATGAAAAATCTTCTGGTAAATAACTCATATCTTTTTTAAGTTCTAGAAAATAATGATATGAATTATGATATTCTTTTTCTGTCGGTGGATAATTACTATTATTAGTTGGGGGATAATATTTTAATTCTTCGCCATATCTTTTTGAAATATCTTCAAATACTTTTCTTTTAATCATTGCAAAACCAAAACCAACATTTTCAATTTTTACCAATTCTCCATCCACAACTTCTGGTTTTGAAATATTGTAATTATATCTTAATGGGATTCCTTTCATAGGATATGCACCACAAACAATATCTTTATCATACTTTAAAAGATTAAAAACATCTTCTGGAGTAAATCCAACATCAGAATCAATAAATAAAATTCTTTCATACTCAGTATTATTCATAAAGAAATTAACCATCTTAGAACGGCCCTGTGTAATCAAACTTTCATTTGCCATCATCAACAAACCGTGATCTATACCTGCGGTTCTTAGTTCCTTTCCAAGATTAAACAAACCTTTTGCAGTTTTATCACTAACGATTCCACCATAGCAAGGCAATGCAATTAATAAAGACATAAAAAATTAATTATACTATGTTATATATTTACCCGAAAGAGTGACTGCCAAAACATTCGCAACAGATGCTCCACCAACAATACTATCACTTGCAGCAAGATATTTCGGTTTTTCTAATATTTCAATTACACTATTTTTTGGAATTGTAAGATTATAAACCAAATATCCTAACCTTACTCCAGTTGCTAATGATCCGCGATAAATTGAAATGGAAGCATCAATGTCAGTATTCAAATTATAATTACAGAGTTTAATAGACTGGAGCATTGCAGGATTTGTGGACGCTTGGAATATTTCAGTTCCTGTTGCAGTAGTTACTGTTTTTCCTGTTCCAACATAATCAGTATCATCTTTTGTAGAATATGTAATCCATGCATCAAGTCCACCATCAATACCTGTTGCAGTAGCATCAACTCCAGAAAGTGCTTGCATCCTTAAAATATCCGATGGATTTGCAACAATTGGTTGATCTAAAAATTCAGTTGCACCTTGATATGGAACAATCACTCTTTGTGCTAAAGGAACGTTTGATCCACCATTGAAATCATGTCTTCCTACAAAATATAATTCATTAGAAAATGAATTAGAAATATGAATAGACTCAATTACATATTTCTTACCAGCAGTTGATGGGAATGAATATCCAATACCCGGACCAACAAAAATATCATTTGTTTGTGATTCATTTAGTCCAATACCTGAAGTTACAGAAACATAGATCGATGTAGTAATACCAGTATCAAATGTTCCAGAACCACCGGCACCGCCTCCACCAGCAGCATCAATCGTTACACTTCCAGTAGAACCAGAAATGGTGATATTAGTTCCGGCAACGATGGAAGTTACAATACCAGTTAAGTTAGTTCCAGAACCAGTAAATGAACCAGATGTGGTTACTCCAGAAACATTAACATTGCCACCAACATCAAGAGTTGCAGTCGGAGAAGCACTAGTTATACCGATTCTATCATTAGTAATATCAACACTTATAATATTCTCTGCAGATATATTACCAGTATTTCTAGTCTTTCCCATGACTTATGTTTTATAAGTATTTAGATTATAAAAGAGTGTAGGAACTTGCAGTTCTAACCCAATAATATCTTATTGATCCACTAACATAGTTTGGTGAAGATCCTTCAAAATACAAATAATATCCACTCGAACTACCATCTGCATCCCTAGTATCTCCTGTACTGGTAGATGGAGTTCCACCAGAATCATAATTCCATATATTGGTAGTTGATGTTCCTATGGGAATGGTATACCATGCTCCTGGTGGAGATATACTCGTTGTATAACTATTATATCTCCACCAATTACTTCTTCCAGTTGTTGTTCCAGGATCCAAATCAATGGTTCCACTAGTAGTATCAACTAGTTCCATATTATCAAATTGTGGATCATTATAAAAATTGGTTCCAGTTCTGTATACAATATAAATGTATCCAGTAGTTCCACTGTAAGCAGAAAGATCTTCACTATAGGTGTTCCAAGTTTGTCCGGTACCGGTATGTTGCTGTCCAGATATAGTTCTTAATTGATAAACAGTACTAGTTGGAGAAGACAATCCCCAATAAACACTAGTTACTCCAATTGACGATCCATAAGCATAATATCTCCAATTAAAAGTTGGTGATCCACCACCACCTCCTCCAGTGAGAGTGCTGACCGCACCTGACATACCTATCATACTAATTGGTGGTGCCATATTCTTATGCGAAGTTTACTAAGTTTGCTAATACAACAAATGTTGCACTTTCAGTCTTAATGATATTATATGTATAAACATCATATCCACCTGTACCACCAGTAGTTGGTGCAGAACCTCCTAACCATTCTTCAGTCACTGCAGAACCATCAATAGTTAGTTCTGCAGAATATCCAGCGGCAGCAGCAGCACTTATAAGAACTACAGTAATTGATTCTCCAGTATCCATTTTAGAATCTAAGGAATTTGAAGCATCATATCTAATATTTGGTGTTGATGTTGCAGTTTCAGTAGTAGTAAACAAATGAACCATTCCATTTGCAAGATCGATATTAGTATTATCACTTAACTTACCTGCAGTAATATTTACAGATTCTTTAAGAAGTGCAGAAACATCTAATGCGCCAGATAATGTTGTTGCAGTTACAATACCAGTAACATTAAAATTACCAGTTCCAGTAATATCTTTACTATTAAGATCTAAATTACCCCCAAGTTGTGGAGTAGTATCATCAACAACATCTGAAAGTCCAATCAAATCTACTACAGTTATTCCATCATAAGCAACAGTTTCAACAATGTCATCAGTTGATGCTCCAGTTGTTAATGTTACACTAGTTCCATTTGATGCAGTATACTCTGTACTATCAAGTTTTGCACCATTTAAATATACATCAATATATCCAACATCATAAGATAATCCAGTAAACTCGGTCTGTCCATTTGTTGCGGTAAAACTACTAACAGTTCTGGTTGTAGTTGGAATAGTAATATCAGTGACAGATCCATCATCTGCCATCGTAATTCCAGTACCAACAAAGTTTAGTGTTGATGCACTTGCAGTAATTTCAGTTCCACCAGACTGAATTCCAATTGCTCCACCACCACCTCCGCCACCCGAAATGCTAACGTCAATTATGGAACCATTTACAGAAAAAGTATTTCCAGAACCAACAAAATTTAATGTAGTTGCATTACCAATTGAAATTCCTGCAGATTGAATACCAACTGAACTAATATAAGTAGATGTGTCTACGGAACCATCACCTTTAAGAAATTGTGAGGAAGTTCCACCAGATTTTACAAAACTAGTAGAAGTAATAACGCCAGAAACCTTAACATTGCCACCAACATCAAGAGTGGCAGTCGGAGAAGAACTATTGATACCTATCCTATCAGTATCAATATTGGATGTTATTAAATTATCTGATGTTAAATTTGCCTTTTGCCTAGTTTTCCCCATGTCTTATACCTTTTAGATTATGCTTGTGATTCTGACCAAGAAATTCTAGAAGATACTTGGTATGGAGAATCTTTATTAACTCCAGATGTGTCAAGAACTGTTGAACAAATAGTAACAATATCTGGACCATTTGGGAATACCCCATCACCACCAAGAATAGAGTTGCCCAGATCAGTCAAACGAGAAAGATCAAATGTTTCAGAAGCAACAGTTCTTTGTCCAGTTGTACCAATAGATCCACCAGAAGCACGGAACTGATAAATCGTAGTTCCTCCTTGAATTGTATCTCCGGCAACGTGTGAAATATATTGTGAAAGAGAAGGTGAACCTACATTAGAATAATTAAGATCACTTAATGCTCCATTCAAAATAACACTAATTCTTGAGTCATGAGAAACGGAAATACCCATTTCTTCAAGTTTAAGTTGCATTCGGTTAATAATATCCCTTTCACCAAGTGCTCCAATCAAATTATTATCTACAGATGGTGCAAGACGAATGCTAATCAAAGGAATTAAATCAGTTAATTCAACATCGGATCCTCCAGATGATGGGGCTCCAATACTGACTGATGTTGCATTTGAAACTGATGGATAAATTGCAGGTGCTAAATAACCCCTTGTTAGGTAAATATAAACGTAAAAATTTGAACCAGAGTATTGAGTATAAGTAACAGACTGACCATTTAATTCTTCATCAGCAGTATAAAGTTGAACACCTGATGTAAATTTAGATGCGTCAGCAGTTGCAAAAGATAGGCGTAAATAATAATCTCTTAGTCCACCACCAACTCTAAAACTAGTTAAAACTCCATCTGCATTTGTTGTTGCACTATCAGAGTCGCCGTTAGTGAATGAGAGAGCATTTCCTGATGCAGTAAACAGATAACTGTCGTCATTATCAAATCCCCCATCCATAATCACAGAAGTTCCCCAGTGGAATAGTGATGGTACAAAAGTTGGAGTTCCGATGTTAGCAACTTCATATCTTGCAGGAACATTACCAGTTCTCATATATGCTTCATTCTGTCTGTTATTATGAATGAACTCGTGCATATACTTCACTTTACCATATGTGTCTTTAAATCCAAAACGGATCTTACCTGCGCCATACCAGGAATAATCCATGTATGCCATCTGAATGGCATTAATATCTAGTGTGTATCCAGAAGGTCCTGTTCCATCTGCATGATCAAGACTCCAATTTGATTGAGCAACTTTAGTATCTTGAGTAAGAGTTAGTACTACTCCACTATTAGATGCACCGCGATATTTTGGTTGAATATCAATTTCATCTTGCCCATTAACTCTAGTAACTTTATAAGACTGTCCTCTTATAACAATCATATCACCAACACTCAATTGGTCGGCAAATCTAGTATTAGTACCAAGAACTTTATTGGATTGATACGTTGCATTTACGGTTCCAGTAAGTTGTTGTGTTGAAGACCTTCTTACACAATATAAATCTTGTCCATCATATTCAAAGAAAAATCCATTTTGATCATCAAATAGACCACAACGAATTACTGCATTTTCATATCCATTAATTGTATATTCACAAAATCCTGTAGATGGAGAAGATGCTGGAGCAGATAACGCAGTATATGTAAATGTAAATGTATCTACTGCAGTTAATGTAAATGTTCCATTATAATTTGAGTCGCTTGCACCTCTTACTTTTATACTATTTCCAGATGATAATCCATGAGGATATTCAGTTGTTGCAGTAACTGTAGTTCCAGATGCCTCAAGAAGTCTTATTGGTCTATAAGGATTGAAGTTAATTGCAAGAGAACACTGAATACCTTTACCTGATTGATATCTAAAATACTTTCTAGTTTGACGAATAATTTTAGAGTCTGGTGAAGTTCCTGCTGTAATATCCACACCACCATCAAATGGTCTGTGTAAGAATGTTCCATCTGCTCTGGTGTAAACTTTAGTATCGATAAAGTGCTGAACACCTGTTGTTGTAACTCCTGCATTATTTGATAAAGTCATGGAAGTATCACTTACAACAGATGCAACTTGATTGTTAACATACCCCGCATAAGTTCCTAAACCAACAATTGTAAAAGCATCGCCCGGTGAATATGTTGAAGAAAATCTCGTATTTGTTCCAGTAACAATATTAGAATCATCGGAAACAGTCACAGTTCCAGCAGCAGCAACTCTTCCCGATATACTTGGAATTGTTAATTTATAAGATCCAGAAGATGCTGGTAATCCACTAATACTATTAATACCACTCAGAACATCATCTGTGGAAGTAGCAAGTTGTATGTACTTATCGTTCACAACAATTGTATAATAAGTGGATCCACTAGTAATTCCTGCAATTGTAGATCCACTTACTAAATCATAGACTAATTTTTGTCCCCCACTAATTCCATGTCCTGTATCAAATTTTAAATAATAATTTGGATCATCAAAAATAACATCGGTGTTTGTAAAAGTCAATTCTCTACTTGCAAGTCTAGAACTAGAGGCGATACTCACAGTACTGCTGGTAACACCAGTTACATTGTAATAATCATCCGCAATTCCAAAAGTTTGTGCAGTTTCAAGTAACAATGGTGCAGTTCCAGTATCTGTGAAATCAATAGTAACACCAGAATCAGATTGTAATTTAATTCTATTATTATCAACTACATTTGCTTTTAAAGTATTAATTCCAACATTTAGTCCAGTTGGTGTAACATCAGCAATTATTTGATCAACAATATCGGATACAATTTGTTGATGAGTTAAAACACTGCCACTATTACCGTATCTGGAAGTTGCTGTATCTTCATCAAGTGCAAATAATACTTCAATATTATATGCGGATCCTAGATTGGAATTAAAGTAATGTTTAAGAGACCTCTCAAAATTAACTGTACTCCAAGTTGCATTCACATTTCCAGATCCATATTGTCCTGCCCAATTAGTATTTTCCAAAAGTATTGTATATTTTAAAAATCCGCTTCCAGTGCCTGCATAATATGCATAAGTTGCTACCCAAGAATAAGTCCACCCACCAGTTTTAGTTTGTCTAGTAGTATTATAATGTAAAAGAGAACTATAAAGAGAAGTATTCACATAAGAAGTGTTAGTATTAATAAAAGCAAACCTATAATTATAGGCGGGAATAACAACATTTGGGTCTGGATATTGTCTTATGTTGATAATATAATCAACATATTGCCCAGACTGGTGAGGAGTTGCAATATAATAAAATCCTTTATTTGCTAAATTTACTGGCGGTGTAGTTCCAGAAGAAGAAGATCTAGTAAAATACTGCCCTAGATCAACTGGGTCTCCCGTAAACAAAATTGTGTTTCCTTCACCATAAGGTGTCCAACGATATTGTGAACTTACACCACTACCATAAAAATTAATATAATCATAACGTGCTGATGAACCAGGATATTCTCCATACGTTAGATATTGAATCTGACTATCTCCACCAGCATATGGAGTTATAGTATAATTAGCATTTGTATAAATTGGAAAAGTACTATTCGTACTATATCCCATATAAATGCGGGAATAATCATTTCCCATAGTAGATACTATGGAAGCACATGCGGTTTTTACTGCTTCATAGACCGCAGAAATTGTTGTTCCATCCGAAGGTTCTGGAGGAAGACTATTTGTTCCAGGCAACGTACCTCCAGTATCTGGTGAAAGATAAACAGTTTGGTCTGTATACAATCCATGCAACGGAAGATACAAAGTATCGTTGGTTATATCAACATATGGATTTCCATCAGGAGCAGTCGTTCCAGTCTGAGCAATACTGATTGATTTTTTGCCAACAGTATTTGTAATATACAAACTCGTAGACGTACTTAACCCATGATAATAGTCAGTAGTTATTGTTAGAGTTGAAGGATCTAAATTATCCGTATTAATTCCTTCGTTTCTATTAAATTCAATATTTGCACCAGAAAAAAATGCTCCAGGAATAATTGTCGTGTAAGCAGTTTTATAATTTCCAGACGCAGATTGAACTTCTTTTGCCTTGTATACAAAAGAAGTTGTAGTTGGAACAGCAGTAATTATAAATTTACCATTTGCTGTTCTTGAGTCAGTTCCTTGTACTTCAATCGGTTGCCCAATTGACAATTCATGAGCAACACCACAAGTAACTGTAATAGAGTCAGATCCCGCCAATCCACTTACTTGCTGAATAAGACCAATAGATACACCAGGTGATTTAGTATACACTGATGGAATATTATTAACTAGTTCTACTGTTTCCCATTTTGTTGGTTGAAGACCATATTCAAAGTCAGTATCGATTAAGTTTTCTGGTGATGATACTCTTAACTTATGAACAGGGTCAATAAGAGACTCAGATACATCCATCTGTTGCTCTTGTTCATCAACAAAGATTTGAAGTTCATCACTATCACTCATCGATGTCGTATCGTATGTCAGAGTGATGGTAGTAACGTCAGTAGTAGAATTATAAGATACTGTTCCTCCCTTAGAAGCATCGGCAAAATTATAGATGATTACATTATCAGTTACGTTCGTAATCATCTGCAAAGTTCTTAACTTATGCAGACCAGTAATCTCAACTGTCTGTGCCGAAGCATCAAATGTATAATTATAAACTAACTTTTTTGCCATCTTAAAGTCTTACTTCTATCTTTTTATTTATTATCCCAGAGCAATCGCATATGCAATTGCATCTGCTTGAGTTGCTAATTGACCACCAGTTACGGTAGCAATTCCAGTAATATTAACGTTACCAACACCAACAATATTATACGAATTGAGATCTAAATCACCACCTAATTGTGGAGAAGAATCATCAGAAACTGTAACTGAGGTAATTCCAACAGATTCAAAAGCAATAGTTTCTATGATATCATTTGCCGTTGCTCCAGTTCCTAGAACAACGGTAGTTCCGTTTGTTGCAGTATATTCAGTACTATCAAGTTTAGTACCATTCATGAAAACATCAATATATCCAACATCATATGTTCTATTAAATACAGTTTGTCCTTCAGTGGCAACAGTTCTCGATACTGTTCTTGTAACAATATCACCACCGCCACCTGAAATAGTAACTGTAGTAATACCAGCGGAATAAGTTGCAACAACTCCAGAACCAACAAAATTAAATGTTGTTGCAGCAGTACCTATAATAGTACCTTCATCCTTTACGGTAATATCAGATCCACCACCACCTCCACCACTAATAGTTACAGTTACTTCAGAATTATCTCCAGTAGCAGCAACACCAGAACCAACAAAATTAATGCTAGTTACTGCAGTACCAAGAACACTTCCTTCATCTTTGATTGTAACTGATCCTCCTCCACCTCCACCAGGTCCAGCAGGTCCTTGAACACCTTGAACCGATGTTCCTTGAAGTCCTTGAAGTCCTTGGAGACCTTGAATTCCCTGAGGTCCTTGTGGACCTTGTGATCCTCCTCCTTGGAGACCTTGGTTACCTTGAGTAGATTGAAGACCTTGAAATCCTTGAGAACCTATTGATCCTTGAAGACCTTGGTTTCCTTGAAGACCTTGGAGACCTTGGAGACCTTGTAAAGAATTAGCAGTTAAATCTCTAATAGAAACAGTTCCACCCATTCCAGAGTGAACTTCACAATAGTAATAAAGTG